ACAAATCTGTTTTTGTTGACTATTCAGGTGAAGCATGGGTTTATGTTCTAAAGGATAAAAGCATACAACAAAAAGTATTTCAGCCCTCAAAGAAAATCAATTGGGAAACGGAACAAATTTATGTTTCGTTTGACTTTAATAAGATACCTATGACCGCCGCCGTTATGCGCAAAACTACATTAGCGCCTGATGTATCGGCACGTTCACGTTATCGCTATGGTGTGCATATTGTAAAGGAATTTAAGATAGGTAGTGAAGAACGCGGGGAAGCATCAATCTATGACACCTGTCAAGCGTTTCGCGAATGGGTATTTGCAGAAACAAATAAGAAAATAGGTCGTTGGTCTGATACTGCTATTTATCCCTGCACTATTCCGCTATTGATTACAGGCGATGCAAGTGGTGACCGTTCCGATGGTAGGCAGCGCGTTTCAAAAACCTATTACGAAATTATACAGGAAGAACTGCAGTTACCAGCGCGGTTTTTTGTAGTGCCTAAAGCTAACCCGCTGCATGCTGAAAGCTATGTGCAAACAAATACTATTATAAGCATGTGCCCCGACTTTCAGATTTATGAAGACAAATGCCAGGGCTTGCGCATGGACTGTTTGCGTATTAAATCAGATAACAGCCGCAGAATCATTAAAGGCAAAGGTGAAGAAAGGCAAGCCGACTTACTTGATAACCTTAGGTATTTACTCAATACATTTTGTCAAGACATTAAATTATAACCCCATGTTATACCGCCCTAAAATTAAAGTGCATTCTAATGAAGAAGTAGAATATTGGAAAAACCTAATAAATGAAAAGCGCCGACAAAACAAAAGTTTGCAGCGCTGGTTAGTAATTTCAGATGTTCATAGACCGTTTCACAATCAGATATTATGGCAAAAACTACTAAGGCTAATTAGTGAAATGGGAACAACTTTGCATGGTCTTGTTTTAGCGGGTGATTATTTAGACCTTTATACTTTAGGCAGTTATAATGCTGAATCATTAGCTAACTTATCGGGCCTTACATTGCAAGATGAATACATAGATGGATTGCAGGGCATTGATGATATTAACAGCGCATTCAAAGGTGCTAAGAAATATTTTTTATTTGGCAACCATGAAGACCGATACTTTAGGCATATTAAAGAAAAAGACAATGCAAAATACGGCGGCGCTTTAATAAACCCATGCGAAGCCTTATACTTGCATGAACGCGGATGGGAAGTTAAAACAGATTGGCAGTCTGATTATTTTACACTTGGTAAACACTTAGATATAGTTCACGGCGTTTACACTTCTATTCATGCAGCAAAGGCGCACTTAGATAAAACACAGCATAGTGTTATGTTTGGACATACACACCGCGTTCAATGCTATCATACTGGGAACAAAGCCGCGTTTAACATCGGCGGTTTATTTGATATAAAGTCTAAAGGCTTTTCATATATGCCAAGGTTTCAGCGTCAACTGTGGGCTAACGGTTTTGCCCTTGTTAATGTCGATGACCAAGGTAACTTCTATGCAGAACAGGTTAACGTTTGGGCCGATAAGTTTTTAGCTAACGGTAAGATGTATTAAGGTTTTGTTGATGCCACCATATCGTTGACGTTAACGAAATGGTTTACTTTATAAACATAGATGTATAAGGATGGCCGCCGCCTGTAAACATTGGACCTTCATAAGGCCATTTAATATAATTGCTTATATGCTGTTGCCAATGCTGCCAGGGAGTTTTAAACTTCGGCTCTTGAAAGTCAAGCCAAAAATAAGCCCGATGCGTTTTAAGTTCGTTGTTCAATAGTGCAACCCATGAATAATAACGCGATTCTGATACTAAGACTGAATAGTGCCGACTTGGATGCCAAAACTTTAAGCGCTTATATTTTCTGTAAAACTTACGGGTTAACGGAAAATAATTAAACGAATCATTAAGGATTAAGCCAAGTTCAATATTATCTTGTTGCCCGCTTAGTATCAGTTCCCTAACCCATTTCGATTCTTGCATATTGATTTTTTATTTTGTCTAATGCCTGATTATTTAATTGCCTTGCACGTTCACCTGTTACGTTTATCATTTGCCCTATTTGCTTATAGTCTTTGGCAAAGCCTTCTAAATATCTATGCTGAATAACTTTGTATTCGGAATCATTTAAACATTTGATTAGGTAGTTAAACACCTTTTCGTTATCGGACTGCAAAGCTATTGCATCGGTTTGTGAATCAGACGCGGGCGAATACAACTCATTGCCATCATCATCTGTATGGTCAAGGCTGACAAAGCCTAACATATTTTTAGCCATGTTCACATAGTGTTCTGATGCCTTTATTTTTTTGGCTATATTCTCAGTTGTTTCATCATGGATATTTCGCATCTGATGCTTAACAATATATGCCTTATCGGGATAGCGTATAATATCGCGTTTACTATTTATGAAGTTTTGAATTTCTGAACGCATCTGATAAACTGCAAATGATATAAATTTATATTCATTATTACGGTCGAACTTATCTGCCGCCTTAATTAGTCCTATCATTGATTCGCTAATTATATCCATAATGTCAACCGATGTGACATAATGCCGAAATGCTACAGTTATGGCAAACATCATATTATGATTTATAAGCTGTTCACGTGTGGCCGTGCGCTCTTGTTCGAATGTCAAAGGCTTGTATCTGTTGGCCTCTAATAATAAACGTTGTAGTATGCCTTTCTTTTGATGCACAACGTTAAATCTTATATCAATTGCTTTCATTGGTATAGAATTTTTTAAGTTGTGAAGCCTGCGCAAAAGTACGGCGGCAAATAAAAGCATCTGAATAAGCACGCTGCCATGAAGCCAAAGATATTTCAGCCTCAAACAAATCTGAATAAACAATCATAAGCCTGTAATAATTGCCAGCCTGTTCATACATAACCGTGTCGAATGGCATAATATTAAGTTGTTCCGCTGTTACGTATTCAGGTGTTTTTGTGCTAAGTATCTGAATGCAGTATAGCGTGTCTGTTTGCGCGTATGTTGCAGCGCTAAATAGTAAAATAAAAAATAGTGTTTTCATTGTGTGAAGTTTTAAAAAGTTAAGTTTATTTCATATTATACCCTAAAGAATATAGATAATCATGTACTATATTATAATTTTCATTATCGTACATAATGTCATCATTGTCTATTAGCCTTCTCATTTTTAATTTAGTAAAATGCCAAATGTTATGCCAGTATATTTCATCTTTTTGCGCAATCTCATTTTGTTTTTTTACGTAATCGGAGATTTGTTCAAGTTTAGGCTCAATTTTAATAAGGTCTTGAAAAGTTGTCATAATGATAAGGTTTTAAGTTAAAAATTCGGTTTTGTAGGTTGACCGAAAACCTGAATGTTTTAAAAATTCTTTAGTTTTTTTAATAGCGTGTGCAACATTGTGCAATAATCATTAGTTGATATTAACTTTTCTTTGAATGCTTCATCAAGTTGCTTGATTTCGTTTTCGATTTGCTGTTTAGTAGTCATTTTGTTTAAAATTTTAAAGTTTAAATAATTCCTTTGTTGTATCTGAATACAAAGTTACAAGTTACTTTCATAATTGCAAATAATTTTATTAAAATTTTATAAAAATATTTATCTTTTTTTGGAATATCTTTACAGCTAAATACTAAACACATGATTTTCAGAAAGCGAAACAGAGCAGAACAAAACGAAAAGAACTATTCAAAGTGGCTTAAAACCTACATTCCCGAAACAACAAAGCAGCGTATTGAGTTAACAAGGGTATTTACAGACCGACAAGGTAATAACTTCTATATTCTTAAAAACCCTGCAAATTTAACCCGTGAACGTGCGCAAAGGATTGAGGAAGCAATGACCGCTATAGATTATGGTATTCATAAAAATGAAGTAGTTGAAAAGCTATCAGGGATTTTAGAAACTATTGAGGATATGCCATGGCAAAACATGACACGCGATAAGCTAAAGGAATTTCATACTAAGTCAAAGGACCAATTGAATGATATTATTTATAGGCTTAAAAGTGTTAAGATAGATGACCTATTACTTGAAGCTGGTTTATATTTTTTCTATATTGATAATGAAAACCCATACATAATAAATTCAGAAACGCAACAGCGCAAAATGGACGCAATAAAAAAAGATGATGAATTGCGCGCTTTTTTTTTGAACAGTATAGAGCAAATCTTGAAAGGTTCGACCGCTTCAAACGTTTAAACTTTCCAAGGCTAAACAAAATAGACCCAAAAGCAAAACCGATTAAGAAACCGCAAACATATCAGCACGCTTTACAAAAACTAAAAGAACAAAACCGCGAAAATGATTATATAATAACTAAAGGTGACCCCGTGCAAATGGCTAACGTTAGGTTTTGGGTTATTCGTGATTATTACGCGGCACTTGAACAAATATTAAAAGATAATGATAGGGCAGAACAGGCTCAAAAAAATATAAAAAAATAATGGCAGAAATTAAAGACGTTTATAGTTTAGAATTTAACAGTTCACAGTTTCAAACTGAAATCAATTCAGCTATTGCAAGTATCGACCAACTTAACAGCGCTATGGAACAAGGCGTTGATGTTGCCGATGATTTAGAAGAAGCACAAGCGAACTTAGTTAACGTTTTAGGAACTGAGGCTAAAGGCGTTGAACAATTAAACCAAAAGCGTAACGTTTTAGTAAATACACAAAAACAAGTTAACGCCGAATCTAAAACAGGTGTAACAGTTGGCAGGCAATTAGATACTACAAATAAACAGATAGCAGTAAGTACAGGACAGGCGGCAACACAGCAAAGAAGTTTAGGACAAAACCTATTAGCTGGAACCCGTGCAATTGGTCAAATGCGCCGCGTAACTTCGACCTTAACATTTGCGTTTAGGGCTTTATCGGCCGCTTTGCCATTTGGTTTAATTATGAGTTTCGCAGGGCCTATTATTGAATTTTTTAGTAGCTTGTTTAAATCGACTGACAACACAGCCGATAACATGGAAAAGCTAAATGATAGTACATTAAGTTTGACAGAACGTTTAAGTATTGCAGAAGTTGAACTTGAAAAGCTAAATGCTATTGAAAGCAACCGTGGAAAACTTACAGATGAAGAAGAAAAAAGAAGACGCGAATTAACAAAAACTTATGAAGAAACTTCAAAAGAAATTATTAGAATCGAACAGGAACGCGCGGATAAAATTAGAGAAATAGAATTTGCTTTAGCTGATGCACGTGTACAGTTATTAGGAGATACTGCACAGGGTGTAATTGAAGCTGCTGATTTACAAAATAAAAAGCTATACAATGAAATAAATAAAAGGTTTGATGATTTAGTAGCAGATAATTTTAAAATTCAAGATGAAATAAAAAAAGCTGAAGAAGAATTTACAAGAACAAGCGACGTCGAAGCAAATATCAGAGCATCAAGATTAAGAACACAATTACAAAGTAATGCAGATGCACAAGTAAATATACTTGAAGAACAAAGACTTCGTGAATTAGCTATTGAAAAACAGAAAAATGATAGGCTTGCACAAATAGCTGAAAAAGCAATACAAGACCAACGCAAAAAAGCACTTGACGCTGCGAATAAAGCAATTGAAGATGAAACAAACAGATTAAAACTTGAAATTTTAAGAACACAAGAAGGTAGCATTGAGCGTGTAGAAGCCGAAGCTAATCTAATCGACCAATTGTTAATTCTAAGACAGAAGTATGCAAAAGAATTAGAACTTGATGATACCGAACTAAAAATTATGCAATTGGAAGGCTTAGAAGAAAGGGAAAAGCTATTCGATAAATACTACGAAAATTTAAAAGAAAAAAAAGAAAAAAACAAAGATGCAATTATAGGCCCAACAAAAGAAGATTTAATTCAAAAGCTAAAAGAATTGAACGATGCTTTGAAGGCTGAATCAGATTTGATTGAAAATAACAATGAAGCTAATTTGGCTAAACAGTTGGCAGCGCTTGAAACAGAACGAAATGATAAATTGATTTATGCCGCTCAAAATATTAGCGACCAGGAACAACTTGCAAAGGCTTTTGAAGATATTGACGAAGGCTATAACAATGCACGAAAAGAAATTGAAAAGAAGGCTAATATTCAAATTCTAAATGATAGGATTAAGCTATTAGAATCTTTAAAGTTAGTTGCTACAAATTCAAATGACAAAGCAGCCGAAGCGGAATTAAACAAACAGATTGAACAGGCTAAATTGCAAGTCATTGAGTTAAACAAAATCAATACCGATGGCGCAAAGCAAAATGCAGACCGCACTAAAGCTGAACAAAAGCAAAAAGAAGAAGATGATAAGGCAATGCTTGACAAGCAAAAAGAACTTATAGACCAATCGGCACAACTAATCCAAGGCGTTTCCGATAATGTTTTTAATGTTTTAAACGCGCAAGTGCAGGCATATATCGCAGGGCTTGACAAGGCAATAGATAAAAGCAAATCTGCGTTAGATGAAATACGTTCTAATAGTGAAAATTACAATGCAAGGCAATTAGAAATTGAAAAGGAACGTTTAGAAAAATTGGAAGCTGAACGGGCACGCGCTGTTGAACGCGAAAAGAATTTAGCATCTGTTCAGTTGGCAATAAATGCAGCGATAGCAATTTCAAAAGCGGCGGCTGAAGGTGGTGTGGCTGCACCTATTACGATAGCCCTTACACTTGCGTCACTTATTGCAGGTTTAGCACAAGCACGTGTAGCCGCTGGCAATGCGTTCTTTCATGGTGTTGAATACTTAGAACGTGGACAAAACAAAGCAGGGCGCGACACAATACCTGCAATGCTTAACGAGGGCGAGCGCGTAATTACAACCGATACAAATAATAAATATTGGGATGTTTTAAGCGCTGTACACAATAACAGAATACCTGCAGATGTATTGAATACATTTTCTAAAGCATACCAACAAGGTGGCATTAAAAGCGCTTTAGGTGCATTTGGCGATAACGTATCGCTTAGTTCTGAATTAGGACAAAAGTCTATCTTTGTAAACGTGGCGCAAACATACGGCGGATTAGAAAACAGATTGGAACGTATCGAAAATGTTTTAACTGAACTGCCTAAATACATGCCACGTACAACAGTAAGCGCAAATGCAAACGGTATATTTAGAATTGTAGAACAAAGACAAGCCCGTAAAAACTTTTCGCGTAATTGGTCAAAATGACATGCTTTTGTATAAACATTTAAACATTATAAAATACTATGCCAATTAAAAAATGTATTCCAGGCGATAACAAATGTATTTCAAAAGTAATTAAGCAGTTGGTTGCTGAAGGTTACCCACAAGAACAAGCGGTGGCAATCGCTTTAAATACGGTTAAGAAATGATAAAACAGATTGTTATTATATCGGTTGCCGTTGCAATTACTGTAAGTGTTATCTGTTTTATTGCCATTACCCCTGCGCAAAAATTACATAAGCAACTACTTGAAAACGAACAGCGAACCCGTGACAGTTTGTCCCAAATATTTGCTAAATTTGCGACAAAATCGGACAGCCTGCAAGCGCATATAGATACGATGCAATCAGCATTAGACAAACAAATAAAACACTTTAGATATGACTTACACAGAATTAAGATTATTCAAATACCGAGTGTTAATTATAGCAACGTTACTGACACTTTGCTCATTAGCCGCCTCCTGTCAGATTACAAAGGTCGATAATGGTTTTTTAATTAGCCGCGACTATGCTGAATTTATCGCCGCACGTTTTGATAGTTTAGAAACTTATAAGAAATACGCTGGCAAACTTGAAACATGCGATAGCATATTATATAATGCAGAAATGGTTATATCAGCCATGAAAGTACAATATAACATGCAAAGCGACATGCTAAAATTAAAAGACGATATGATTGAAAGTTATGAACGCGGCAACGTAATATGTAATGACTATGCAAAGCAAATCAAAAAAGAAAAGCGTCTTAAAAAAGTGTGGAAAATAACAACTTACGCGTTTATTAGTGTATCTTTGGGCGCGTTAACATATTCAATATTTAAATGAACGGCTTACTAATATTTTTTGATGGGATACCGCAGGACTTAGATAACTTCAACGGTACTGAATCAGCAAGTTTTGTTTTTCGCCGCAAAGATGAAGCGGGTGATTCTGCGTTTAGTTTTGCCCCTGAATTAACAGTAGTAGGCGATACTTACGAATATGTTAGACAGCAAATAATTAACGCGCCAAATCCAAATATAGCAGCCATACAAGTATTGATTTACGATACATGCTGCACTAATCCCGATGGCTCAGACCGTTTATTATTTACGGGCAAAATTGAAGGCGGTTCTGTACGTTGGTGTACGTTCCCGACATGTGAGGCGCAAGTTACTGTAGTAGATAATAGTGTAGATGCTGAGGCTATTAGGTGTTTGAAAAATCATTTTCCGTGGGATATTGAAAACAAAGATAATAATATTAGCACCCTTGGAATAGATGAGTTTAGATATGCGCCTTGGATGTATTATTGTAATGATGTTAAGCCAAGTGGAACGCAAGAAGCAATGATGATTTTAGGCATATTTATTTTTATATGGTCAGCGCCTTTATTATTATTTGCACAATTATTAAATATTGCAATAGGCAATAACTTAAATATTTTTGAAGGGTTAAGCAATTTTATTGTGGGTTGCGGTCGCAGGCATACAGCACCATATTTAGATAGTCAGTTTAAAAACCTTTGCAAGTTATGCAATATAGGTTATCAGTCAAGTTTGTTTAATGTCGGCGGTTATTATCATGATACGGTTAGAATGGATATTGGTTTTGTCCCTGGCAACCTTGGAGTTTTGCCGCAAGAATTACCAAAAGATACAAGTGCAAGAAATGATAATAAGGCTAATTTAAATGGCATTCAATTTTTAGATGACCTAAAACAATGGAATATTGAATGGCGTGTTATTAACGGCGTTTTACAGATTGAGCGCAAAGATTATTTTGTAGGTGTTGAATGGTTTAATACTGATAACTTAGGCGATAATCAGTTACTATCTATTTGCTATGAATCATTAAGCGAGCGACCTGCTGCATATGCTGAATATGAATACCCTAAAGATGGTGTTGATAATAGCGGCGATGAAGTCGCTAAACGTTGGACAGACCGCGTAATAGATTGGAATCCTACAAATAACCCACAACAAACAGGATTATTTAGTAAAAATTTTACATTTTCAGCATCACAATTTAGATTTGATTTTAACGCCCCCGATGTTAACCCAATTGATAAGCCATTCTATGTAGCGTTTTACCCTTTTGTTCAATCAGTCGAAAATGAAGTAGCAATGTTTTTAGAAAAGGGTATATCAGCATTTCCAAAGTTAATTGGTTTACGCGAAGTTTTAAATCAGAACATAAACAATAATATAATTGAACGCGGCATAGCTGTTCCCGATGTTGCAGCAATGCCAAATGGCAAACGGGCATATAATTACAAATGGTACGTAAAAGAATTGCCTTTTGTAGATGGCGCTGGCACATCATACGACACAGCTTATCAAACACTATTTTATATCGATGACCCACGTTTAACATCTGTTAAAACGCGCAAAGTTACTATATCAATTTCAGCGGATTGCGATTTACTTACTACTTTAGACATTGACAAATACGTTACAACTTCGCAGGGTCAAGTTCAAATAACTGAAATAACTTACGATACAAATAATAATTCATTAACTATTCAAGGCTTAATTTAATGTCTTATACTTACGATAATATACAATTAGATTGCATAGATAGCAGCGGAACTGTTTTATATAACATTGCAACGTTTACGGCTGCGACTATTCCCGCCGTGCCCGTTGAAGGCTTGGCAATAGGAATAAAAGTTCGATTAACGTTTACTATAAATAGTTCGGGCGCTAATAGCTTTTTAAATAAACAGTTAAGATTTAACCCAGGGCTTTATGTTTTATCAAATCCTATTAACGCTTTAGATTTTGGATATGAAACATTGAACCCATTAAGCACCACGCCACAACAAGCTGTTTTAAATGTTCCTATTCCCACGTTGCAAAATATTTATTGTGAGATGTCAAAGAATGCAGCGCCTCACGATGTAGCCACAGTAATATTTGAATTTTACGTTACGAATGATACTACTAACTTTATATTTGGCAATTCATCTAATTCAAATGTCAATAGATTTTTAGCATCAAGTTCTTTAGGTTTGCCTAATAACATAGGTCAAATAGTTTACAACCAAACAAAGAATTTAAGTTTAGGCTGTAAAGTTTTTGATTCGGCAGGTTTTGACATGGTTGTAACAACTCCCGTTGGTGCAAGATTCGCAAACATACTTGTAGATGCCCGTTGGTACAATTCAGACTATTTAGGGTATAGCTTATTGATGCGATATATTAACACACTTGAAATTAGTTCAGCATCGCAAACGGCTGCAAGTTTGCCACTACTTACCGATGCAACAGCAACAGGCGCACAACCAAATTTAACAACAATTCCAAACGCTATTTTTACTGTTACGAATAATCAGTTGGCAGTAGGTGAAGATAATACAGTTAGAATATTATTAAGGGGCGAAGCATATAACGGCTCAGTTGCAAACCCTGCAATTTCTGATATTCGCGTTTTATTTTTTAGGGTTGACACGGCTTTAAACAATACAGATTTTGTTACTGACTTACAATTATCTGATGCCGTAATACCGCAAGCAACGCCTGGCAGCGGTCAACTTAACGGCGCTATTTATTCGCCTTCGGATTGGTTTGAAGATGTACCAAATCCCGATGATATTGAAGTGCAATTTACTATTGATGGTTCACAGCTACAAATAAACGGTCAATATTACATAGTAGTAAATATTCACGATAGCGCAAATCCTGAATATGTAACTTCGCATTTAAGCCCATTATTAACGGCTACATACACAGCGCCTGCAATACCAACGTTAACAGGATTTATTAGCACGTACAATACTGAGTACAGCGGGAACGAATTAACAATAGCACCGCACCAACGTATTAAGGCCCGTTTAGCAATTGACAAAGCAAGCTACGTAACCGCGCTAAGTGCAATTGGTTTAGTAGGTAATTTTAATAGAAGTGTAGCAGGCATTATTTGCAGGCTTACAAATGTGCCGGGAGTAGTTAACCAAGTGCAAGGTTTTATACCTGCATCGCCACCAATTACAACGGCTGATATGATTATTGTAACCAATGATGCAACCGATTTAGTTTTAGATTGTATCTTTAGAATAGCTGAAGAATATGCAGGTACATCGACCGAAATAACATGGACTATTAGTTTAAATCAGCCGACTTCAACAAATGGAATAACACAATTTACTCAAATAGATTATGTTCAAAAATTAGATGTCGATGTTTTCGAAAATGATGCAATAACGCCTAATTTATTAAGCATTAAATTTTACGATTTAGCTGATTATATTTTAGGCATTAAAACCGAAATAATTGATATTTGCGATGCTGACCAAATAATAGCAGAAGTTGAAAAAGACCCAACGTTCACAGGGTCAATAAACTTCATTGCTACCATTTACCCTGCAAATGAATTAGGCGATACAAATAATAATGCTATTGAAGAAGAATCAAGTTGGCAGCCTATTGTAGTACAAATGCAACAGTTAGTTAGTGGAAAACTTGACGATGTAGATGCTTCATTTGGCGTGGATGACTTAGCTATTTTTAAAATAAATGTACAACAATTAACACAAGGCCAACGTTATTGGGTTACAGGTATTGCATATCAGCAAATCCCCGATTATTGCCCTATCGGCTTAGTTGCATTAACAAGTACTTCAACTTATAGAACTGTTGGCGTTTTACCTTTGTGGACAATTACAGGCAATCCCACAGCCGTAATAGCTGAAATATTAGCACACCCCGATTATGTAGGCGGTATAAATATAGTTCAAAATAACTTTGTAGATAATGCAAATAGCCCTATAGGCGTTTTAAGTTACGCGGGTAATATAGTAACAGCTATAAAAATTAGCGATACAATTCCTGTGGCTTATTATAGATTTATAGTTGATGCTGATTTTGACCCAGGTACAGGCCCGCACACAATTAGACACGAAATTTTAATGCCCGTTCCAATACCTGCGCCAAGTTTAATACCTATAGTTACTTTTGATAATACTTATAAATGTAGCGATTTAGGTTAAAATTTTTTAATTTAATTTTTATTTGTATCTTTGCAAATATATGTTAGTAAATTATCCTGTTTCATATACGCCCGAAATAAGTAGGACATATTCTTTTAGGCAGCCTGTACCGATTCGGTATGCTTGCCCTATTTTGCCTGGCAATTTAATGCAAAACGAAACCGACGCGTGGAACTGTAATTTGTGCGGTTCTGATTTACCGTTTTATATTCCTTATGTTGAGGGCGATATAATACCGTTTCAAACTCAGGTTATTGATAATTATAATCAGCCAAATACCGTTTTAATTGCAGGATTTCAAACAAGTACAAGCACTTCGCATTATGTTGTTGTTAGTTTATATGATTGTTGTGGTACACTAATAAGTGAATTTATAGATGACTTTTCAGATAGTTACCATGTAGGTCAAAGCCTTGCAACAGGTAGCATACAAACGTGGTTTGTTAATACGGGTTTGTTCCCTGCTGATTTGGATTGCTTTAGATTATATATTGATTACTACAAAATAAATCAGATAACCTTAGAACCTGAATTAGATAAAAGGTTATTTACAGAATACTATAAAAAAGTTGAAGGCTGTGGAAACTTAAACGACACTTCATTGATTTATAGTACTTACGCAAATTATGATTGCAACGGTAATTTTTACGGAACTTTGACTAACTATTTAGGTTCTAATAATACGCCGTTTTATAATTCGCTTCGCATCTTTGGAACTGTTGAGTTCTTTGGAGATACTGAAGCGATAACAGAAAATGACAGAAATGTAGTTATCAGTAAAGATATAACAGAAAATTACGGTATTATTTCGGGCGCTGTGCCACCGTTTTACATTAAGTTACTACAACAAGCTGTGAGAGGCAATTACGTAACTGTTGACGAAGTGCAGTATCAAAACTTTAGATATGATTCTAAACCTGAAGACAACCGTATGTTTTTGTTAGACCTGACATTTGATAAAAGATGTCGATTAGATAACAAGCAATGTAGGTGAGGTCGTATTCATTTACAAATATTTTAAAAACAAAAAACATGAATAATATTTCTTTTATAAATGGGTTTTTGGGCGCTTTTGGCGTTTGCCCGCCTTGCATAGATGAGGACAATGCCCCTAACTACTTATGCGACCCGTGCGATTCAACTGTATATTCAGGTGGTATCGCTGGTTGGTTTGCAAAAAAATGTAACTACGAATTTGCTGATATTACAGATTCTACTGAGTGGGAAACTGCAATAGCTGATAAAAACGTTTTTGGCCGCGTTAACGGTTCACGTATTAGCGGTGGTTTGCCTGCACCTGAATTTACTACAAAAAAACGTGGTAGTTGCGGTCAGGAGGAGGTAGTAAAACAATCGCGTGTTGTTTCACTTACTGATGCTGAAAATGACCTTACATTTACTATTGATGCTCTTTATAATTTCCTTTCAAATCCTGCTAAAGCTGCGGGTTATGAATTTGGTTTTGTAACTTGCGATGGTAGATTCTTAGGTTGGTATTCAAACGTAACTGTTAGACCGTTCTATCAGATTGCTGAAACTGATGAAGACGATGCTTATTGGACTGTTGAATTTAGATATAACGAACAATTAGGTACATTTAGCCAATTGTCTTTGGACTTCTTGCTAACATTGCCTTATAACGTTTGTTGGGTTACTTCAATTGTTGTAACAGGAACAGGTAACGTAACAACTGTAGCCGATGGTGCTACGTTGCAAATGCTTGCAGCTATTCTACCATTGAACGCTACTGATTCAACTGTTACTTGGTCGGTTGTTAACGGCACAGGTACTGCAACTATTAGCGTAGGCGGTTTGCTTACTGCTACGGGTGCGGGTACTGTTACTGTAATTGCAACAGCTAACGATGCTTCGGGCGTAACTGGTTCACTTGTAATTACAATTACACCATAGTATTTATAAGGGCGGTTATTTAATGTAGCCGCCCTATTTAAAATTAAATATAATGAACTTAGAACAGTTTTATCAATTTTTAGATTCTGTAAATGCTACAATACTAAACCCGCCCGTGCATCCATTTCGCGCGGATTGGAAACGTATTTATGAAAGCATAAAGCCTCACTTCTATGGTGAAGTGCCGCCCGCGTTGGATAAGGCTTTTCCAAATGAAGATGAACAGATTTTAGCTTATAGAAAAAATACCTATCAGCCTAAAACAGAATCGCCACTTGTTAAAGCTATAACCGAATTGCATAGGCTGCTAAGTTCTGCAAAACATTCTGTAAGATTTGAAAATACAGATATGAAAGAATTTGCCGAAAATGAAAAGTTTGGCGATTCTACTTTACAAAATTATATTTTTTCTGTTTTTATTCCGAACCGCGTACTTGACCCAAACGCCGTTCTACTTATCGAACCTAAAGGCGAAGGTATTGAAAGCGATAACGTGCGCGTTAATGTAGATATGAAAGTAATACAGTCTGATAGGATTGTTTTTAACGACCCTGAATACAGACTACTAATATATAAAGGCATATCAAAAAATAAATATGCTACATTAGGTATTGAAAACCCGCTATACTATCACATTGTAACTGATATGTTTTACGCACAGGCTCGCGCGTATGGTGATAAAACAATGTTTGAAGTTATCTATGAACATAATAGCGGCATAATGCCGTGGGTAACTTTAGGCGGTCGCGTTGTACCTAAATATGATAATTATGGCAATACGTTTAAAATTTATAAGTCTGATTTTAGCCCTGCGATACCTTATCTTAACGATGCTGCTATTTTTGATAATCAGCATAAATCGGTTATGCTTGCGACATGCTTCCCTATTAAATTTGTTGAAGGGGTTGATTGTAATAGTTGTAATGGTGTGGGCCGCGTTCCTGACCCAAATGATTATGACACTTCAATAACATGCAAAACTTGTTTAGGGCATGGCAAAACGTTAAGCATAACACCGCTTGCAGCCTATAATTTAAATCCTACTACTTCGAAGTTTGGAGATAGCGATAAACAACAAGTTGAGCCGATACGTTATTATAGCCCTGATGTTTCAACTATTCAGGAAACAAACAAGGTAGCCACAGAATCATTAGGCAAAGCGGAACAGGTGTTAAATATAAACCGTTCGCTTAAAGCTGCACAATCGGGCGTGGCAAAAGAATTAGACCGCGAACCTGAATATATAGAAGTAGGTAAAATTAGCGATGATGTTTATGCACGTTATAAAGAAGTGTTGCGTATTATTCAGGCTATTGTTTTTATGGATACTGAAAGCCCTATTTTTGTAAATCCTCCTATTAGTTTTGACCTAAAAACAGAAACAGAGCTAATGGCTGAATTTGCACTATCACAACAAGGTTTGCCGACTGCTATACGTTACGAATCATATATAAGTTATGTTGACCGCCGTTATAATGCTGATGCTACAGCGCGCCAAATAGCTACCATTTGCGCTATGTATAACAGCGCTTATCTTTATACTGTAGATGAACGTGTACAGCTTTTAGCAAGTGGACAAATAACTGAAAAGGATGCAATTAGCGCACAGTTTGTTTTTGATGCTGTTACTGAATTGTATTATGATGAAGGCTTTGATATTATGAATAATGATTATACAGCTATTAAAGAAGCTATTGATAAAAAGTTAGCGCCGCGTTTTGATGCTGTTGCAAGTAATGTAGTACCTGAAGTTAATATGGATGAATTTAATAATTCAGATAATTCGGATAATTCAGATAATGATGAAGATAATAACTAATGGACTTCAATAAACCCGAAAGAATTAACGACAAAGCATTAGAAATTTTACAAAAGCGGTTTGACAAAGTAGAACCTAAATTTGTAAAACAGGTAGTCGATTGGATTAGTAAGTTTAGAACTACATCGGGTAATTTAGTAAGGTCAAAGGAAAACTTAGCGCGTTTAGGTTCTTTTAAAACTGCACTTAATAGGTTCTTAGAAAAGGCTGGTTATAATGTTATGGTTTCGGGTTTTTTAGAAAACTTTGATGAAATAGGCGCGAATACACAGCTTGCACAACAAGAACTAAACGGCTTACAAATAACAAAAAGTTTTTTAAACCCATTTAAGCGCTATGCTGTTAATAATGTAGTTGCGGCGATGCAAGGTCAGGGATTAAATACAAATCTAATTAACCCTATAAAGAATGAACTACTAATAGCAGTAAACCAAGGTAGCAGCCTTACAGATGTTGTTACTTCAATAGCAGGGCAATTAACTACAAGCGAAGCACGCCAAGGCGTTTTAAAACGAATTAGTTTGCAGGCATCACGTGACGCGTTATTGCAGTACGATGGCATAGTAAATGAAGCGGTGCGAAAAAGTTATAAATTAGATGCCTTGTTATACGTTGGCAGTTTAGTAAAGGATAGCCGATTGCAATGTGAGGAATGGGTTAACTATGATAAAAACGGTAAAAAAGGTTTAATTTTATTTGAGGAATTAGAAGAACAAATTTTATTTGCAGAAAATGAAGGCACGGGTATGATACCAAATACAACGCCCGAAAACTTTTGCCAAAATCGCGGCGGTTATAATTGTAGGCATATAGCTTACCCAGTTAGGTCAGAGAATTATAAGAAAAAATAATACACTATGTTAGTCATAAAAGCAAAGCATAAAACAAGCGGTACTGAATATCAGTTCACACCTGCACAATGGTACGCGGAACAACAAACAGGCAATTATAATTATCTTGGTACTATTCATGTATCAGAACCCGCACAACCGATTCAAAGAACAGTCACCCCCAAACGCGGCTGCGGCTGCGCAAATAAACGTAGATAATATGGCACGTTGGTATAAGTTTGTAATTCAATTAGAATACAATGAAGAACCCTTAACACTTGAGGAACTTCAAAGCGATTTTCAAAACGCTGTACAATGTGAAGACTATAAGACAGCGGCAAAAATCAAAAAACAGATAGATGAAAGATTGTTAGATGATGAATCTAAATTTATAGTTGAACTTGAAGACTATTGTTATATTGACCTCGATGAAGTTGCAACGTTCTATAAATCCCAATGGGAAAACGGCGATGAATTTACAAAGATTATTTTAAAGGGCAGTTCTGAATTGCCGCTTAGTATAAAATTCGATGAGTTTACAAAATTATTTTTTAAATTAAACACACATGAAAATGCTTGACAAATTTGTAGAAAAATTGGGGATAGAACCCGAACTAATTTCAAAATTAGAATCAAACGAAATTACATTAGATGAAGCCGTAACGGGTTATGTATCTAAAATTGAACGTACTGTCCAGGAACGTTTAGGCAAACAGATTGAAGAAGCTAAAAGCGCGGAACTATTTGGCGCTGCTTATGCTAAAACAGAAAAACAGATTGCTGATGCTTTTGCTATTGACCTTAAAAAATATGAAATGGTCGATAAAAAAGATAGGTTTAAAACTATTGTTTCTGATTTGAAAAATAGCCAATTAGAAACCTTGGAAAAGCTAAAATCTGAATATACTTCAGCCGATGCGCAAAAGTTGCAGCAATTAACTCAACAATTAGAATTAGCCAATGCAAAATTAACTGAAAAGGAAATGATAATGCAACAGGCTATTAAAGAAGAACAGGGCAAATTTCAAAGCTACATTAAGAATCAGCAAATAGATAAGGTGCGCGGTTCTTTAGTTGAATCTGTAAAAAATGCACGTTTAGCACCTAAAGAAATGCGTGCAATTTTAGAAGCTGAAATCCGTGAACGTGGCTTGGATTTTGAAATTGATTCTGATAATAATATTTGGGTTAACAAAGATGGAAACCGTGTAAAGCATCCATCTAAGCCTACGGAAAACTTAAAGTACGAAACACTATTTGAAATTATAGCAGCTGAGTATAATTTTGAAAAGCAATCAAACGGCGGTCAAACAAAATCATTTGAAATTGATGACAAAGCAAAAAGCGGAATGCACCCCGCGCGTTTAAAATACTTACAGGAAAATGGCATGATTTAGTTTAGTTAGTTAATAGTTTGGGCAGTCTTTCGGGGCTGCTTTTTTTGTTTAATAATTCTATAAAAAAATTATAAAATATTTTACAAAAATACCTTTTATCTTTGCAGTAACGACCTCTCACAAAAATAGGGTGCTAAGGCACAGAAAAAAAACAGAACGCTGGCAGCGTGGAAAATGCCAAACAAAAAACAATTTTTCAAAATTTAATATTCTTTAAATGTCAACTATAAAACTCGCTGATGCGTGGAAAATTATAGACATATCGCTGAATAATAACAGCGGTATGCGCTCCATGCCATCGCCAAATATCGGACTATTGCAATTGCTTGTTTCAGCTGCTAATAAATCCGCTTCACAGGTTAAACTCGGTAACGTTCAGGCTGTTGAACAAGGTAACGGTAAAGTTTACAAAGTATCACGCCGTTTTTTCCCGCGTTTGGCTGAATCTAATGCTACTTCGCTTGAATATTGCCCAACTGATGGCGATGTAGTAAAGCCGCTTTATGATGAAATTGAAATTACTAACAAAACAGTTTCACAGAAAATTAAGATTGACGATGAACTAATTCGTTGTATCAAAGAAAGCCGCGCCGATTATCAAAACAGCTATGTTAATGAAGTTCTTAGAAACCACATTAACCGTTTAGGTAAAGAAGTTTCAACTGTTGTAGCTAATAACGGTTTTATTGGTTCATTCGTTAAATGCGATTGTGCTGACCCTGCTGTAACTTCTAAGTCTTTGCCTTTGTTCCTTTCAAGTGGTTTGGGTATTAACCCTGTTGGTGAATCTATCTTAGATAGCGACCGCAAACAAGCTGAAATCGAACAACAAATGATTTTGATTGGTGGTACTTTGCTTGACCAATACCGTAAAGCCCGTGCAATTGCAAGTGGTAATGATAACGGTTTTGACGCCTCACTACTTGACATTACACGTTCAATTTTCTACGATACTAACCTACCTGCTGCACTTGGTAATACTAACGAAATTATCGCAATGGCACCGGGTGCGCTTCAACTTGTAACTTACGCAAAGAACAAAGGTCAGTTTACTTATGACTTTGAAGACCAAATGCGAACTACAGTTGTTGACCCTTGGTTAGGCATTGAGCATGATGTAGTGATGAGCTACGTTAAGTGTAACGACGAAATCGAACTATACATCCAATTCGCTACTAATTGGGCCGTAGTTGGTATGCCTAAATGTTGGGCTGTTAACGATTGTTTGTTTGATGGTGTACTTGATGTATTCAAATATGAAGTTGTTTGTGCTGACACAGGATACTGCGATATCGAACCAGCTTGCGGTGCTGCAGGTGCACCTGTTGCTACTGATGCAACTTTCTGCGAATCTGCTGATGCTTGCGATGTAGCTTGTAGTGCTTTGTTCTATTCAAGAGAAGTTGAAGTTGAGCAATTTGAAGGTATTGAAGTTGATGTTACTGATGCTATTGCAATTCAAATTAACGGCTTACCATTCTCAGTTGGTGGTACTTTTGATACAGGTACTTCAGGTGGAGCTAATGGTTTTGTAGCTGCTGCACAGGCTGCACTTGCAAGTGTAGGTTCTATTTACACAGTTGCAGGTGGTTGGGATGGAACAGCATTAACAATCTATGTTTTAACTAATGCTACTGTAACATCGGTTGTTATTGTTTCTGCCACAACTACAGATGTTGCGCTTACAGTTTCTACTGAAACACTTTACAATGTTTATAGTGCTTCAACGCCTTCAACAGGTGCGACACTTACTAACCTTGACTGGGTTTTAGATTCTAACTCATTTGACGGTGCACCTAATGCACAAATTTTAGGTGAATCAAATGTTTATGGAACTTATAGCAATTTCTACACAACAAGTACTAATACAGGTTCTGCACAGCTTATCATAACTGATAGCGCTGCATGTAACGATACTTATAACGGTACAATTTAGTTTTAATGATTCGGGGGCGGGAAACCGCCCCTTTTTAAAATAAAAACACATGGTAAACTATTCAAAAAAGATAGCACAAGCATTAACAATAATTCGCAAATATTACGGCGCTATAAATGTACAGCGTACCGATAACGAAGATGTTGTTTACTTATTCGACTATTCAACACAAAAGAAAACAATAGGAAGCGAAAAGATTAACAAGGCTGTTGAAAAGGCTGTAAAGCAAAATGATTTTCCAAAAGATATTTATTATTCAGATGGTTTATTATCTGTAATTAAAATAGAAGAAAATGTACAACAATACCAACAACCCGAAGCTATCGAAGCTGAAGCCAATGAAACCTTTGAAGCCGAAGAAATAACTGAAACTGAAAAGCCTAAAAAACGCGGTCGTAAAAAACAAACTGAATTAGATGCTGAATCTTAATACACCTACTTGTTTAGAAAACTATATCATATCTTTGAACGGCTGTTATCCTGAAGATACAGTACCGACTTCGGGATATTATTTAGAAAATCTTGAAGGGTTAACTATAAATAATGTCGCGGCTGTTAGTTCTGAGGCCCTTATTTCTGCTACTTTGACAGTACAGGAAAAAATGTATTTTGCAGCCGATGTAGTTGAAAAACGTTTGAAAGCTGTTTTAAATGCAAGGGGTATAAAGCTAAATAGTATCGGTTCAAAATATGCTGTTTGCGGCGTTTCAAGTATTTCTGATATTCCCGTAGCTGTAAATCGTGGAATAAAAGTATCTAAGAAGTGGATAGATAGCCCGCAAAGTAGAATATTTATTGATTCAGTTAAATTTAAGGCAACAAATAACGGCAATACAACTATTTACGTAACTGATTATGCAGGCAATATATTATTTAGTCAGGCTGTTACTGTTTTTGCAGATACGGAAATGCACATTTTTATTAAAAAATATTTTAAAGAAGATGTATTATTAGTAACTATTGACACTACTAATATAGCGCCTTATCTGTACACGTGCAACGCTGCAACAAACTGCAAGCCATGTGGAGATACTGTTTTAGATGTTACGGGTTGGAACGGTGTTAGCGCTTCACAATCGGGTTATTTGGGCGCGTGTGTACGTGTTGATTGTGTAGATACTGATATTATTTGTCAGTTTTTAGACCGTTTAGGCATGGCAATTTTATATCAAACAGGCGTGCAAATTTTAAAAGAATGGGTTAGTCCTAATAACCGTTTAAACCTAATTAAAACACACGGTAACGAATGGGCAAATGTTAAAATAGGTGAATGGGAGAATGCAAGCATTGAGGCTTTAGATAACGAAATTGATAATATTATTCAGCTATTAGAAGCTGACCGCTTTTGCTATAGATGTGAACCAAGATTGAGAATGTATCCAATGTTCCCAGGCTAATGACTTTATCTGAACGCTTAGAAATACTATCAGAAGTTGTAAATAATGACAATACGGCCCGTAGAATTTCTCAGGTTGCCGCTATTCAAGTCATTGCAGAATATAAACAAAGGATATTTTTAAACGGTTTAGATTCAAGTGGTAGTGCAATAGGTCAATATTCAGTAAACCCATTTTATATAAATCCATTAAGCCTTACAACTGTTTCAGCAGGCGGCATAAAGCCCGAAGGTAAAAATGGGAATACTGTTTTTAAAAATGGCAATCCGCACAAAACAAAGTATTTAACACAAGGTTATAGACAGTTAAGGGATTTAACGGGCCGACAATCTGAAACAGTTGATTTAAATTTTAGCGGTTCATTATTTCAAAGTATTAAAGTAACTGAAAGTGGATTGAATAGCGCTATTACTTATACGAATGATGAATTAGCAGGCATAATGGAAAGTAACGAAGCGCGTTTTGGCAAAGACATTTCAACCGTTTCAACAGATGAACGCGAATTAGGCGAAACGGCCGCACGAAATGAATTATTAGCAATACTTGAAGAAATCGATTTACTATAATGTACGTAACACAAGATATAATAACCGAACTAATTAAACAGATTGATACTGCAATGGCAGCCGTAAATGTAAACGTTAACGGTAATGGCATTGCTGTCAAAGATACTTCAAGTCAGGTTGTTACTTTGAATGTTACACAAAACGGCACACGAAACTATGTTGGCATCACAGACACCGCGCGAACGGGCTATTATATCCGTACTAATGGTATTGTTTCGGAAACAAGAAAAGCAGCGAATACTAAGCGCGGAAGTTGTGGTATCGAATTGGATGTGCGTGTTCCATTTAAATTAGTTTTTTGGCATCTTTGCGCTGACCCGCGTATGTTATTAGATTCGGTTAAGTTTGCGCTGTACGGTGCGAATTTTAAAGGCATACAATGGCAATATGCTATAGTTAACCCGCGTTTGTTCCCGGTAAGTAATGAAATACTACCGTGGACTGTTTACGCCGCTGAAACAGGCAAAGACCCGAAAACGCTGTTAAGCCTTATGCAAATAGTTAGCTTAGATTTTGAATTACGATATGATTTTGCACTAACTGAAAAGTGTAAACCGTTCACGATATGTTAAGATTAACTATGCCGCCAAGTTTCGCTACCTTAGGCAATTAGTAGGGGGTTGGAATAAATACCCCCTTTTTTAGAAAAAATTAAACTTTATATATATGGCTTGTTGTAATTGTTGTGAAAATACGTTAAATTTGGGCTGTCTTAACGCTTGCGATGCTGTTTATAATACGGGCATTGTTGTAGATGCTTTAACGGAAGGCGTTTGGGTTTTGCAACTTAGTTTTGGTAGTGTTTTTCTTTATTATAGTACAACTGTTGTAGATGGTGAAACAGTTATTTTTACACTTACAAATCTAAACGAAAACTACACTTACACAGGACAAATAATTGACCCTAACGGCGAAATTGTTAAAGTTGAAGTTAATGGAATTGAATATGATTGTATTGAATTTAGCACTAAAATAATAATTAACCAATGATTGACATAGTAAAACTCGCAAACGGCAATGTAGCTATTTATGATTCGACTTCGGGCGATTTCATTAACAGCCTTAGCCCTGACATCGTAGAAATTGAATGTAACGTTAACGGTTCTGTTAAAGTTGTTCAAGACAACGGCAGCGTTGAATACATTGACCCTGCAACAGTTCAAAATACGGAAGTAGTACCAGCCGCACCAATTGCCTTTTCGGGTGATTGTGCAGACTTAGCCCAATTGCTAAGTACTGATTTTTTTTTTGTAGTTAGTGGTGGCGGTGGTTCACAAGACTTAGCAAGTGTTTTAGGTATTGGTAATTCGGCAAATGCTGGAATTATAGACTTGGATTACTTAGACTTTGACACAGCAGCAGCACATTCAGTTGGTGTTGGTGAATTGGCGTGGAATAACACAGATGGTACTTTAAATTTAGGTTTGCAAGGCGGTTTAATCAATAGACTTGGTCAGCAATTAGTAGTTAAGGCACGTAATACAAGCGGTTCTTTGATTAGTAAGGGCAGCGTTGTAAAGGTAGTTGGAGTAGCAGGCGGATTTGTTGGTATAAACTTAGCACAAGCAGACAGCGTTGCAAATAGCGAGACAGCGTTTGGTATTGTTGCTGAAGATATTGCAGATAGTTCAAATGGATTTGTGGCAATTAACGGAATAATTCACGGGTTAAACACAAACGCATTTACTGAAGGTGATATTTTGTATCTCAGTACAACAACACCCGGTGCAATTACAAATGTTAAACCTGCATCACCTAATTATATAGTTATAATCGGATATTGCGCAAAGAAAAGCGCAGTAGATGGACACATCTTGCTACACCTTGAGAACGATACAAGACAAGCTGTCGAGATACAACTTGCTGCATCGGATGAAACTACAGCATTGACAACGGGAACGGCTAAAATGACCTTCAGAATGCCACACGCAATGACATTGACAAGTGTTCGCGCAAGTTTAACAACTGCTCAGGCATCGGGTTCTATTTTTACTGTTGACATAAATCAAAGCGGCACATCTGTTTTGGGCACTAAATTGACAATTGACAATACAGAAAAAACAAGCGTAACGGCCGCAACAGCTGCAACTATTACAACATCTGCACTAACAGACGATGCTGAAATTACAATTGATATAGACCAAATCGGAAACGGCACAGCAACTGGTCTTAAAATTACTTTAATCGGAACAAGATGATAATAAATCCTTATTCTTTTGGGGTTGCTTATGACCCCGATGCTCAGGCGTTCATTACGGCAGCAGGC